TACACCAGGAGTTTCTGGTATGGTTACACCAAACCATAAATTAGGAGGCTCAACTAACGTGGTGGTCAACGTAGATGCTTCTGGGTCGTCTGTACAAGGCGATGACCAATCTGCAACAGCTTTAGGTGAGCTTATAGGAGCAGCAGTACAATCTGAAATAGTAAAACAACAAATGGATGGAGGCTTATTAAGCTAATGGCTAGTTTTCCAACAACTGTAAATCCTACTTATGGGTCAACAAAAAACTCCGCACCAAATATTCGTATTGCACAGTTCGGCGATGGTTATCAGCAGAGGTCTACTTTTGGTATAAACCAAAATTTAAAAGTATATAATTTTACTTGGCAAAACATAAGTGAAACAGATGCAGATGAAATAGAAACTTTTTTGGATGCTAGAGCAGGTGTTGAAAATTTTGATTACACCCCTGCTGGTGAAAGTGCCAGTAAAAAGATGATTTGTAAACAATGGAATAAAACTATACCTTATTTAAATAGAGCTACGATTACAGCAACATTTGAGGAGGTTGCCGAAGCATGATTTCCTTAGATGGAACCTTTGAAATTGATAGTACACAAACTGAACAATTAATAGTATCAATAAATAGTCATCCATTTAAAGCTGGACAGCTTGTTAATTTTTCATCCACCCATTCACAATTAAAACATTGGGGTGGTAATTATGTTGTTGTTATAGTTTCAGCCGACAAAATAAAGTTTGAAGTTCCAGATGATGACCCAGCAGATAAAACAAGTGAGACAATAACAGGTTTAAATAATGAAACTGGTAATTGCACAATTACTGCATTAGAAATACAAGTACCAGCTTCAGCAGCAGTAAGTCCAGAACTTCAGTCACTAGAACCGTCTGCAATCATAGAATTATTCAAATTAACTTTTAATAAAGCAGTAAATGGATTAACTGAAGATGATGCTGATGTTGTTTATTACTATCATGCTGGCACAAACGAAATCAAAACAAATATTGTTTTCAATACTCAATCTTATGTACCGTTACCTGTAAAGGTAACAGGTTTCAACAAAACAACTAAAGGTACTTTACCAAGACCAAAATTTGAAATAGCTAACACTAATAGTGCTATTTCTGCTTTATTAGTTTTATATAATCCATTACACGCTGAGTTGTTAAGAATAAAGACCTGTAAAAAGTTTTTAGATGCTGTGAATTTTACATCTGGTTCAAATAGTAATGCTGATCCTACTGCAATATTTGAAGCTGACGACAGATGGTACGTTGACAGAGTAGTAAATGAAAATCCTAATACAGTTATTTTTGAATTAACAGGAAAAATTGATATGACAAACTTACGTTTACCTAAAAGAAGATATAGAGAATCAAAGGTCAAGATTTAATGCAAAAGTTTTTAGAAGATGCAAAACAACACGCATTAAAAGACGCACCAAACGAATCTTGCGGTATTGTCGTTGATGATAATTATTATCCCTGTAATAATATTTCTGATACACCAAAAGATAATTTTGCAATACATCCAAAAGACTTTTTAAAAGCTAGATCAAAAGGAATTTTTCAATATATTATTCATAGTCACCCCGAAGGGGGAGATGCAAGCGAACCAGATAAAAAGGCTTGTAAGGCAAGCAAAACACCTTGGTACGTTTACCTTATTCCACAGGATCAATGGCAGATTATAAATCCTTAGTAGGTCGTCAATGGTTATATGGTAAGTTCGATTGTTATACCATAATCAGAGATTATTATAAATTAATCGGTATAATAATTCCTGATTTCAAAAGACCAAAAGATTTAATTACTACAGAAAGTATTTTTATGAAAGAAGCACCAAAAAATAATTTTAAACTTGTTAATTTTGATGATAGAAAAGAAAATGATATGTTAATTATGCAACTTGGCACTAATAATCCTATGCACGGAGCAATTTTTCTTGGTAATAATACAATTTTGCATCAAAAATATGAATCTTTGAGTTGTACTGAAAACTATAGCGTTTATTATAGAAGAAATACAAAAGCAGTTTTTAGATATGCAAAATAAAGTTCTGCTTTTAGATGATTTAGGAAAAAAATATGGGGAAACTCATGTCTATTATAATTTAAAAACACCAGCAGAAGCTATAAAACTTTTATGTATAAACTACCCAGAATTTGCAAAAGATTTAGCAACTTCGCATGAACAAGGTATTTTTTATAAAGTTCAACAGGTAGATATTGAGTTAGAATTATCAGATTTATTTTTACCATTAGGTTCACATGATTTAGTTGTTACTCCTGTCATTAGTGGTAGTGGTGATGTAGGTAAAATTTTGCTTGGTGTAGGTCTTATTTTTGCAACAGGAGGTTTTGGTTCATTTGGTACTCAATTTTTTGGAAAAACATTCGAAGAAGGAGCTAAAGCATTATTATTTACAAAGGCAGCAGCAAATTTTGGTGGTTTTTTGGTTTTAAATGGTATTACAGGATTGATTACACCGCAACCAACACTTTCAACGTTGGATACTGAAGGTGCTTTTACTAATTACAATAGTGGGCCATCTTCTCTAACAAAAGGTGCTGACGGTATGCAAACTTACGCTTACACTGGTGCGACAAATTCATCTGGTTTAGGAAAAACAATTCCTGTTGCCTACGGAAAAGTTTTAGCTGGTAGCTTATTGATAGGAGCACAAATTAGTACAAAAACCACACAAACAAGTAATACAGAATTTTTTAGACAACCAGGATTAGATACTTTTACTCTTAATGGAGATCGTTTAAAATTTGGCTTTAGTGATGCTGGAGGTATAGAAGCTAGATTAAGAAAACGTAAAAGCACAGTTAAAACCAATAAAGGTAGAAGATATACAAGAAATAAAGATTTAAATCTAGGTAATGATGGTGAACAGAGTTTAACTACAAGTGCTTTAGGCGGAACAATAGAAGGAAAAGATTCTGGTAAACATAATACCAAATTGTTTAGTATTTTCTTTGAAGTTAAAGGTTTGAATGATAAACCTGGAGATAATGATACTGCGTTTATTGATGGGTTTATAACTTATCAAATTATCATCAAAGAGTCCGTAAGTGATGATATTATTGGTCAGCATCAAATGACAATTCAAGGACTTTTTAAAGATTCACAAAGGCTTAGATACCAAGTTAGAGCACCATACGCTCATGTATCAGGTAAAAACTTTTATAAAGTATTTATTAAAATAATTGATTCTTCAGTCGGAGATAAATGCGTGTTTTCTACTAAGGTAATAGGATATAAATTAAAATAGCAATATGACATTAAGATCAACTTCTACAATAAAAATTCTTGATCTTTTATGTGAAGGGCCGATAGAAGGTTTTGCTGAACCATTAGAGGGTAAATTATCTCCATCAATTTTTTTAAATGATAACCCTGTAGAGCTTGAGGGTGAAGAATCTTTTGATTTAGGAAAAGTTAACGCTGTTTTAAAATTTGGAACAAAAAATCAAGATATTCCTAAAGGATTTCATGGTGCAAAGAAAACAGAAAATATAAGTATTGATGAAGAAGTTGGAACGAATTATTCAGAAACATTAACTGCAAAAGGCACTGTCAAATCAAGAGATTACGGAAGTGGTCAAATTCTTAAAAAAATAACAACAACAGATGCAGAAGTTTTGACTATATTTTTCACAATTCCAGCTTTATTCAGTCAAGCGATGGTAGGTATTGCAAGTGGTCAATTATTTTCAGCTAAAATTAAAATAGAGGTTTTTATTAAAGGAAAAGGTGGTAAATCATTTAAAAAGGCTTTTAAGGAAGTAATTAGAGGAGTTTCTACAACAAATTATCAATTTTCAAAAGATATAGAACTTATAAATGATAGCGGTTCAAAACCTTTTGGTGAACCTCCTTATATTATAAAAATAAAAAAAGTTACTGATGAAGAAGATGATTACGATATTAAATTTGATGATTTAGTTAATTTAACAAAAAAACAAAGAGAGAAAACACCTTTTGAAGGCAAAAGAGCAAATAGATTAATCTGTACTTCTTTTGCGTTAAAAAGTTTATCAACAACCAAAATTAACAATATGGCTTGTGTTGGTCTTACATTTTCAAGTGAGGCATTTCCACAGCTACCTACAAGAAGTTATTTAATTAAAGGTAAAAAGGTAAGAATTTTTTCTAATGCCACTGTAAGAACTGGTAAGAATAACGCTGGTAGTTTGAAATTTGAAGGTGAATTTGACGGTAATTTTTTACAAAGTATTGATGACCAAACAGGTAAAGCAACTGATTTACTCGTTTGGACCACTTGCCCTGTTTGTATATTCATAGACATGATGACCAATCCTACTTATGGAGCAGGTGATTTCATAAGTGATAACAATATTAGTTTGGTAGATCTATACCCCCTAGCCCGTTATTGCAATGAACTTGTAGATATACCCGATGATGAGTCTGATGATGCTAGTGCAACGGTAAAAGAACCAAGATTTGCAATGAATACAATTATCGGGAATCAAGTATCTGCGTACAAACTGCTGCAAAACATGGCAAGTGTTTTTAGAGGCATGACTTATTGGGCATCAAATACAGTAAATGTGGCAGCAGACCATGGAAACCTTGATGGCAGTGATATTGACCCTGTTCATCTTTACAATAATTCCAGCGTTATAGGCGGAGTATTTTCATATTCTGGAACGTCAGTAAAAACTAGATCAACAAAAATTAGAATAAATTATAACGACCCAAAAAATAATTATAAAGTTGACCAAGTTGTAGTTCAAAATTCATCCTTAATTGATAAATTCGGACTACAGGAAAAAGAGATAGTGGCATTTGGCTGTACTTCTAAATATCAAGCGATAAGAATGGGTCAGTATATGTTAAAAAGTGAAGAGTTAGATGGTGAAGTTGTTACTTTTAGTACAGGTTTAGATGGTCTTTTTGTTTTACCAGGTCAAGTATTTGCTATTGGTGACTTGATGAGGGCAGGGCAAAGAACAGGTGGAAGAGTGAGTAGTGCGACAACAACTGTAATAACAACAGATCAAACCGTTCAACTTCCAAGTGGTGACAATAAAAAATTAAGTTGTATTTTATCTGACGGAACTTTAGAAACAAAAGACATTGATAGCAGCACTGGTACGACTATTACTGTTTCATCAGCATTTACTTCCGCACCTTTAGCTCAATCAGTCTATGTAATATCAACTGATAATGTACAAAAGCAAAAATTTAGATGTATTGATATTAAAGATAATAATAATGGAACTTATACGATCACAGGAGTGCAGCATAATGACAGTATTTATGACATTGCTGATAATACAATCGAATCACTTGAAGAAGATCCTTTAGAGGAGAGAGATATTTCAACATTTGATGATACCCCCAGAAAACCCACTGATCTTGTTGTAAGTTTCACACAAGTTAAAGTTAATAATGGTATGGTTAATAGAGCTTTGTTTCAATGGAGCAGAGGAACAAATGGCCCTTCAATACAATTTGATATTAGGCTTGATGTTAATGACGGCCCTTCAGTTTCTATAGATAATTATACACAAACTACTTTTGAAATTGACAGTTTGAAAGTAGGTGAAATAGCAACATTTAAAGTTCGTTCTGTAGGTATTCTTCCAGATAAAAAATCCAAGTTTACAACTCTTGAAAAAGAAGTGCCAAGTGTGACAACATCCAGTTCAACAGGTTCATTCAATACGACAACTGAACTTCCACCTGATCCAGAATAAATGCCAACAATTCAAGCTACTACAAAAAATGAGGTAATTTTTAAATGGAAAATACCTGAGACTTTTACTGGTAATAAAAATGAGTTGGTTGCTATTATTAGACATTCACAACTTACAGACGGAACAGCAGAATGGCCTTCATCAACTTTTTTGAGAGAAGTCCAGGCAAATACTGATTATGTAATTCTGCCGTTAATGAATGGCACTTATTTAGTTAAATTTAAAGATACCAATAATAATAAATCTGCAAACGCTGGAACTGCAATTATAAATCTTCCTGATGACTTACCAAAATTACTTCATTCCACAGTTAGAGAAGATACGACATCACCAGAATTTCAAGGCCAAAAAAATGATGTTTTTTATTCTTCGCAATATGATGCTTTAGTTTTAAATAATCAAGATTTAATTGATGACAAGGCAGATTTTGAAGAGGGTTATTTAGGAAGTATTGATTTTGGTGGCGAGTTATTTAAAAATGGCACTTATTTTTTTAAAGATAAAGTTGATCTTGGTGGAATATTCACTGTTGAAATAAAAAGAATTTTAAAAACTAGAGGCTTATATCCAAATGACACGATAGATTTACATTTTACAAATATTGACGAATGGACAGACTTTGATGGTGCTCTACCAGATGAGACAAACTGTGTGATTTCATTTAGAAAAAGTAATGACGCTCCAAGTGATGATGAGATAGAAGATGAAAATAGTGAATTTATTTTGCTTGAAGATGGAAATAAATTTTCTCAGGAAGATTCTCAGAGTTATGACGAGTTTGTACCACTTGAGAACGGACGCTTTACAGGTAGAGTTTTTCAGTTTAAAGCAGATTTAACAACAAACTTTACAGATCAAACACCTTTAGTTGATGAATTAGGTTATACAATACAATTTGAAAACAGAACTGAGAGTGATTCTACAACTAGCGGTACTGGTGCAAAAGTGATAACTTTTAACAAAGCCTTTTATCAAACTCCTAAAATTGGTATAACTGCTAGTAATATGGCTACAGGCGACTATTATGTAATTAGTAGTGAAAGTCGTACAGGCTTCACCATTACTTTTTTCAATAGTTCAAATGCAGCTATTGACCGCACATTTTCATACCAGGCAAATGGCTTTGGTGCGGAAGGTGCTTAATCTCTTAAACCCATTGGTATAACTGACTTATGGCAACACATGATTATAATTTAGCGAACCAATCAGGTGCGAGTTTTCGTTCAGATTTAAATGACGCTTTACAAGCAGTCTTAACAAATAACAGTAGTGCATCTTCTCCTAGCACTACGGCTGCCTATATGTTCTGGGCTGATACTAATACAGGAACATTAAAGATAAGAAACTCCAGCAACGATGCGTGGGTAGAATTATTACAACTTGATGGTACGTTAACACTTGAAGATGGTTCTGCCAGTGCTGTTGCTCTTGGTTTTAGAGATGAATTAAATACAGGTATTTTTAGTTCTGGTGCAAGTAATTTTGATGTTGCGATAGCTGGTACAACAAGACTTAATATAAGTGCAACTGGATTAAATGTAACTGGAACGGTAACTGATGATGGTGCGACCCATGATGGAGATGTAACTTTTACAGGAGCTAGTGCAAATGTAGTATTTGATAAGTCTGATAATGCTCTTGAGTTTGCTGATAATGCAAAGGCAACTTTTGGTGCGGATGCTGACCTTACCATCAGTCATGATGGCAGTAATAGCATAATCAACGATAATGGCACTGGTGAACTGCAACTTCAAAGGGCTGGCAATACAATTTTAACTTTAGATTCGGGAGGTATAACAGTTACAGACCCAGATGGAGATGGTACTGTCGCAATTAAAGGTTTTGAAGGCCAAAGTGCAAAAATTCAATTAATAGCTGATGAAGGTGACGACAATGGTGATACTTACACATTAAAATCAGTTGCATCAGATAATACTTTTGTGATACAGAATGATACTTCTGGGTCAAATTCAACTCTATGGACGTTAAGCACTAATGGTGTAGTTAGACAAACAGCTAAATTAGAAATAGTAGCTGGTGCAAGCTCAATGATTCACATGGGTCAAGCCAGTGGTGATTTTTCTTACAGAGTAAGAGCTAATGTATCCAGTTCTTCTAATGGCGGTTTTTTAGTTGAAGATGGTAACAGTTCTGCTGATTTACTAAAAATAGTTTCTGGTTCAAGTGGTTATCATGCATTTTCTATTAATGGAAGTGAAAAAGTAAGAATTACCTCTGGTGGAAATATTGGTGTGGGTACAGATAGTCCTTCAGCACAAATGGAGATTATAAACGCTTCTACTGGAAGATCATGGACACCAGCAAGTACCACTGAACTCTTGATTGAAAGAAATGGCAATGTTGCTATGTCAATCATTGGAGAAAGCACTTCAAATTGTCAGATTAACTTTGGTGATGAAGATGATGAAAATCAAGGAATAATAGACTATGACAATAATGCTACTGATTTTACATTTTTCTTAGGTGGCGTTGGACAATATGAAATGGACACTGGTGCGTTTCATCCAACATTTGATAATGCTGACGACTTGGGAAGATCATCTAATAGATTTGATGATGTAAGAGCAACAAATGGTTCTATCGTTACTTCTGATAGAAATGAAAAAAATACTATAGTTGCATCTGATTTAGGGCTTGATTTTGTAAACAAATTAACACCAGTTTCTTATAAATTTAATAACAAAACAAGGACACACTACGGACTTATTGCACAGGATATAGAAACTTTACTTGGCACTATAGGTAAATCAGCGACAGATTTTGCAGGATTTTGCAAAGATGAAATTACTTTTAAAACTGAAATTGAGGAAGATGGTAAACCTATTGAAGTACCACTCGAAACACCTTTTGATAGATACTCTCTAAGATATACAGAATTTATCGCACCAATTATTAAGGCAATACAAGAATTATCGGCAAAAGTAACCGCACTTGAAGGCTAATAAATAATTAATTATAATTTATTTAATTACATAAAAAACATGACAAATCCAGTTGACCTTATTGATGAAGAAATTAAAACTGCTCAAGAACAGTTAGACATTGATATAAAAAAAGTTTCTTTACTACAACAAGAAATAAAACAGATACAGGAACAGGCTCAAGCTGCTATAAACGAAAAACAAATGCAAATCAATGATGCAACACAACCAATCATTGAAACTCAAGGTTCTCTAAAAAAATTAAAAGAATTAAAAATCAAATTAGAAGGTAAGATAGAAACAACTACCAAAAAATAAATGGCAGATAGGAAGATCACAGCCCTTACTGAATTAACCGCACCAGTAGCAACTGATGTTTTTCCTATAATTGATGTAAGTGAATCTGCAAACGCCAATAAAAATAAAAAGATAACATTAACAACCATCTTACAAAACATCCCAGATGGCACGGTTTCTAGTCCTAGTGTTAGTTTTGTCAGTGATACAGGTGTTACAGGATTTTTTAGAGGTGGTACCAATGATATTGGAGTATCAGCAAACCAAACACTTGTAGCATCTTTCAATACACAGGGATTGAAGTTAGGAACTGGAACTGAAGCTGCACAATTACATTTATTTAGTACAGATACAACAGATCAAGTAATTATTGAGAATAGTGATGCTGGTTTAGACACTGCACCCGATCTTGTTTTGTATAGAAATTCAGCTTCACCAGCAGCAGATGATAATTTAGCAAATATTGTTTTCAGAGCAAATGACAGTGCTGGCAATGCTGCTGATTATGCAAGTATTGTTGCTCAGATAGAAGATCCGACAAATGCTTCAGAGGATGGAATTTTAGACATAATGACAAGTGCTGCTGGTACGTTGGCTTCCAGGATAAGGATACAAAATACTAATGTTGGTATAAATGAATCATCACCGCAGGATCTTCTACATATAACTGATAGTGCTGCTGGATCAATTTTACAATTACAATGTACAACTAATGACGCTACCAGTGGTGCTGATATTTTACTTGCTAGACATAGAGGAACAAGTGGTGCTGGACAAGATAATGATGTATTGTCAAGTATAGTTTTTGAAGGGAAAAATGATAATTCAACACCAGCAGAAGTTGATTATGCAACAATAGAAGCCAAAATTATTGATGCTACCGATGGATCTGAAGATGGGCAGTTAAATTTACAAGTTCAAGCTGCTGGTGGGTTATCAACTCAATTATCTATAGATGCAAGTTTATTAACTCTTGCTGATGGTGTAAATTTTGCTTTCAATACTTCTACGGGAACAAAAATAGGAACTGCTACAACACAAAAACTAGCATTTTTCAATGCAACACCTGTTGTTCAACAAAGTGCGATTGCAAATATTACAACAACTGCAAGTTCTGGTACGCTACCAACTGCAAATGGTTCTATAACTATTTCTAATGCTGCAAGTGCAACTACAACTGAATTATTAGAATTTTGTGTAGAGCTTGAATCTAAATTAGAAAGTGCTTTAGGAATATTAAGAACTTTTGGATTGATAGCTACTTAGTTGTCCAGTCATTTGTCTTGTCATAATTCCTAATATGACATATATAGGAGTAATTCCTATAATAGTTAGTAACACAAACAGTTTTAACATTTAAAAAAAAATGCTGGCTCGCATCTCCCAGATATTATCTATTGTATCTTTTATCCTTTCTGCATCTACTATTGGTGCTGGATACTTTGCGTATAGTTACATGACAAGTCCACAGTTTGAAGCAAAAATGATGGAGAAAGTGATGAAAAATGTAAATAAAATACTACCTAATCAGATAGATAAAAAGTTACCAAAAGTAACTGGTCCGATGTTGCCATTATGAATTGCTGGCACTGTAAAACTGAATTAATCTGGGGTGGTGATATTGATATAGATGAATCTATGCCAACTTATCCTGAGTATTCTGTGATGACTAATTTATCATGTCCTAAGTGTTTTTCAGAAGTAGAAGTATTAAAGAAAAGAGATGCTTACGACTAATGATATTTGGATTTTTTAAAAAACTAATTAAACATTATATTGATAAACTTGTGCATTGGTTAAGAGTAAAAAAATTACAACTTGAACTGGATAATGAAATAAAAAAGTATCACGACAGTTTTGAAAAGAAAGAAGAACCTAAAATAATTGAAAAAGGCACATTTGGACAGGATGATTGGTCTATTTCTATTGGGGATATAGATGACGAAAATACCAAAGATTGAAATAAAAGAGGTTTACGTTCCAAAAATAAGATTATGGGAAGTAGAGCCACCAATATTAGATGTAATTTATAAACCAGTTGTAGATATTCCTGGATGTGTTGATGCCCATAGAAATAATCTAACTGGACTGATCAATGAAGATGAGCTAGGTACATATCAAGCCTGTGGTACGTTTGATATTCCTAGTTTTGAACCTCTTGAATATAATCCTGCTAATTTTACATATACTGCACCTGCACAGCAGCCACAACAACCACAGAATGATGTGCAGCCACAACAGCCTGAGATAACGACTAAAAAGAAAGAAGAGGATTTAGAAATACCACCTTGTCCTAGTAAAAAAGAACAAAAAATTGGAGATTTTCGTAACGATAAAAAGCTGGAACGTGTTATCGGCTATGAAAGAGGGCAAAATGGGATTGAATGTATCACTTTGTATGAAGACGTACCGTTCATCTCCCAATACATTCCAAGTTTTAAGCAGTTTACTGGGGTTTTTAGTCTTGCTCTGGTCGGCTGTTCTGCTCCGATCATTCTTAATTTAGTAAAACCAGTAGTAAAAAATGTAGTAAAGAAACTGACAAAGAAAAAAAATAAGGTAGAATAGTTATTAGCATTGCTTACCTGACAGCCTCTACTCCAACGAGTAGGTAGTGAGCCCAGGGCCAATGCTTTTTTAGACAAGTGAACACCCGTAGCTTGTCTACTCTAATTTATGAGTGTGCGGTAATACTTGATTCATCTTTTCAGTAACGATAATATCTTCACAAAGAGCATAAAATTTTGATGATTTTTTAAACTGGATTCCGTCTTGAAGTAGCGTCCCACAATTCTTAAGACGTGCAAGCTCGTAGTTGAGGCGTTCTTTAGATAATATTTGCTGCTGTATTTTTTCTTGAGTTGTAGCAGATTTTAGACACGCATCTTGAAATCTATTGTCTAATGGAAAAGTAAATGTTAATGCTGCACCTACATTCAATCCTAAAGAATCTTTGTTACCACTATAGTTTTCTTGATAGTAAAGAATTTTACCAGGATTCACTAAATTTCCGTCATCATCAACACTTGGATCATATACAGGTGTTTGGTAAGTATAATCTTGTGGTCGTTTCTGATTAAATGAAGTGGTAACAAATGGGCTGAATGACATTTGTGGGCCTTGGCATCTAATACCATTTCCGTAATGATTTTCTATCGTATTTCCTTGCAATACTTGAGTCGCAAAGTTACTTACCGATCCAGAAGCCGATGCACTAGGAGCACTGGTGTTTGACACATTAGCAAATACAGGATTTCCTAGCAGACTTATTGCGAGAAGATAGTTGTGGTATCTGTTACGCTTTCTGACTGGATCGTGCGAGTTACGTCTGAAACTGACTCTAACCCAGGTGGTGTATAAACTTCTGTAAATTGAAAGGCATCTCCCTGTACTGTCTGTGTCCAGTTTGGTTTTTCTCCTAAATCTAAACCTGTCCATGTATATGTCGTACCGTTTATAGTTTCATTAACAGTTGCGTTTGGTGCTGATATAGTCGATCCATCATGTTGCACACCTGATCCTGTAACTGAATATGTGTACCCAGAATTATAGTTTGTTGTTCGTATAGTCTCTGTAATATTTGTGGTAGTTTCTGTTCGACTACTAGAAGATCCTTGTGTGAAAGAAGGGACCACAGGCACAGCGTAGACAGGGCTAGATATAAGAAAAACAAACGGCAGTGTCCTCCACATTAGTCAATGGTCAGGTCGGTAACAAACTGTCCTGTTAATGTTATACCTGTTCCTGTACCAGGAGTTAAAGTTATATTATGGTTATCTAGACCGATAGCTGCTGTACCTACACTAGCTGCTGCTGAAGATGTAATATCTGAGAAGTTTGGAATTTCTCCCACTGTAGCTTCAGATGTTGGTGTTACATCTCCTTCAAGGTAACTTTGCGAAAATGAGAAGGCGTCACCCGAAGTGCTTTGTGAAGCCGTGACTGTAGTTAAAGCTGGAACGCCATTACTGACTGTGCCTAGACCGCCAACTGTTGAATCGCCATCACTATTTACTGTGGCTACACCGCTACCTGATACAGAATAGCTTGAGCCAACCTTATCTGCTGAAGTAGCTGCTGATAATGCCTCTAGTTTTACAGTAGACATTATTGAATGATTTAAGTCTGCGTAGGCTGCTGGAATACCTGCAACTAACAGAAGTGGAAGAATTTTTTTCATTTTGTTGAAGGATCTTTACCTGATGTTACATTATTAGGCCGCTTCTTGCCATTACTGCTGTTTTTCACTTGCAGACCCATATTTGACATCACTGCACTGAGCAAACCTGCTGCAAAAGTTGTATCAATTTGTCTGGTTGAGTTTCCAAAGTATGCAAAAGAAATTACCGCCAAACTCCAAAAAAGTATAATCATCTGCACTACATTTGATATAAGAGAAGGACCATCTTTCTCTTCTTTTTCTTCTATCATTGGTTCGGTTTTTGGGTCTTTTGTTGTCATAATCCTAGTGATATACTATAAATATAAAGATTGAGGCCAAGATTTGCAATAAGCGTTAAGGTAGGGATAGATATAAATAGGTCATGTCAAAATTTTTAATTGGAATGTTTATCAAGTTTGGTAAATCAGAATCTTTGCGTAAAGCAGCATTGTCGTTATTAAAAGCTATGGTGGCAAAAACTGATAATGATGTTGATGATGCAATCGTCAAAATGATTGAAGAAAAATTATTTCCTGTAAAATGAGAATTACTAAATTTCTCAACATTAATATCGAACCAGCACCTCCAGAAATGGAATTACAAATCGAGATGCAATGTAGAGAAATTATGCAAAGTAATGATTTAGATAATATAAAAAGATATTGCACTCATCTTGTTAGAAAAAAATTTGATCAAGATATTTTTATGGCTTCGTTATTAAATAGACTTATAGAATTAGAAGCTAATCGTGTTGTAGTAGAAATGAGAAAAGAAAAGCCTAAACCTAAACATCCTTTGAAAAAGTTTTTTCGTATTGATTAAGATACTTCTTTTCAAAATCTTTAACTAACATTCCCTCAGTCTTATCCATCTCAAAATTAAATTTTAAAACTGCCGTACGAATGTGTTCAGTAAGCCATCCACCTTGTTTAGAAACTACTTGAGCTTTATTTCTTTCATTAATAAAAATATAATGATCATATCCTTTTAGTTCTACATCTAAAAGATTTTTTTCTAAGTCTTTACGTCTTATTTCTTTTAATCGTCTTAACTTTATTGAGTCACTCATTTTTCTTTTTAATAGAATTAAGAATCCTAGAAAGTGCTCTACCTTGTAATCGGTTTTGAATTGCCCTGTTCCAGTTTTCTTGATCTCGTTTCAATGCTTCATCATACACTTCTTTATCAATCTTGTCTTGTAAAAATTCATAAACTACATCTCTTATCCAAGAAGTAGGTTTAATTTTTAGTTTCGTGCGAATGTATTCATCAAACAGTTCACCTCTGTTTATATCTATAAGAACGTGATAATACTTTTTGTTTCCGTGAGGTTTCTTACCAGCTTCAGCCATAAATATCTTTTTAACTAATGTTATCACAAATTCGATACATTGATACTTTATTAATGTTAAAGA